CAAAAATATCTATCGTCATCTTGTACCTTATTAGCATAAAAAAACTGTCCTAAAATTCCTAGATAGTCGTATCCTTTGCCTTGTGCCGTATTATAAAACTCTATAATATCCTCAGTTCTGACACTGCTGTCCATTTCAAAAATTTCAAAGTTTTTTTGATAGTTAAATTTTTTAGTCCTTACTCCGCCCGGGTTTGAGAGAAATACTTGATTATTATAGATAAATTCGCAATGTGAGTACTTCCCAAGCGTCCACACAGAAATTAAAAAACCCACTATGCTTTTTGGCTTATGGAAGCATATATATAGCTTTTCCTTTTCAAGTTGCATAAAATACCTCCTTACATATTTTTATACGCTTTTTCATATCTGTCTTTGGTATTGTATTCTTTTAACTCTGCGTCCGTTAAATTCTCTAAATTATGAGATAACAGTGTTTCCGTTGTCATAGCTTTTGTTGTGTGCAGTTGCATTATATTCGCCATTTTCATCATATCCTGCAATGTTAGATTGACGTATTTTTCACTGCCGTCTTTCGTATAGAATTTCCAATTCTCAAATTCTGTCTTTTTCATTGCTTGACACATTACAACTATTCTCGTTAAGTTAGACTGGTCTATGCTCCGATTATTTTGCAAATATTTTGTACCGCCTACTTCAAATTCAAACGGAGCCGCATCATATTCAAGTCTCAATTCATAAAGATCCTTTTTTATTTGTTCCACTTTCTTTTCCCTATTTAGCTTAACAGTATTATCTTCGATATACTCAAATTCAGATAATTCAACTGTCTTAATTTTCCCATTCTCAATCAGCTCATTTTCAGCAAGAGTGTATTTTCCAGCCTTGTGCAATTCCTCTTTTGTCGCCTCCCTTAAATTTCCGTTCTCAAAAACTGGATTTTGGTATTCCGTTTCACTCCAAATATGTTCTTCTGAATCCCAATCAGGATAAAATAGATTAGGATTCCTTTCAAACTCTTCTAAATTAGTAATTGTTGGTCTTGCTATTATTTCAAGACTTTTTTTATCATATATAACAACATGCATTAATATCTTCCTCCTTATTTTTTGCAGGATATTAAAATCCAACAGCTATCCATCTAAATCCAAAACTTTTATATGTCAATGTATGCGGATCTCTACCACATGCTTTAAATGTTTCGTTTGTAAGCGGAGTCATTCCAGTGATATATGTTCCACCTCCACTGTCAGAAGCAACAATTTGATAATTAGAAGATTTGAAAGGAGAATTTAATCTGACAGTGTCATCACCGTTTTGAGCAACGCTGAATCCCCATTGTATTTTTAAACCGTTTGGAAATGATACCCAATCCTTTCCAAATTTAAACAAATTTTCCACTTTGTCCGAAATTGGCTTATTAGAAATAGCCCTAAATTTCCCTGAATCGTTGTAAGTTAAAGAATTATCCTCGATGCATTCGTAGTAGAATTTCGTTACACTGTCATAATAAAACTTACCTTTCGTTTTATTCCCAATGTCCTGTATGTTTCCACCAAATTGCAATCCTAATATTTCAGCTAATCTTGAACTAACTAAATAATTTTCGTCCGCATATTTTTTAGTAATATACGTAATGCTTGGATCAATAACAGCTGTTACATTTGCCACTTGATCTACAATAATCGTATCTACATATTCAATTTCTACGACATTATTAGCCGAGAAAGGTGGCACAAAATCTGGACTAATCGAAATGTTGTAAGCATAAAGTATTTCAACGTTATCATTTCCGTGTGCAAATATTCCTAACTCTTTGATATAAAACCCTGTTGTTACTGATTTATTAGTCAATAAAGCGTTAATTTCACAAGTTCCATTTCTTTTTACATTTATATTCAAAATTGGCAATGTTGTAATTTGATTGACTAATGTTGTCCTTTCTCTTTCAGAAGTTAACGATGTTCCATCTCCTATCGCCATTTTAGTAAATGTTATTGTTTCTCCTGCTAATCCTTTTGCTAATAGTTCTCTTCCTTTTTCTGTTAAAATAAATCCATTAAATTTTGCCACAATTTACCTCCTATCTTATTTCTCTTAGAACTCTTGTTCTATGTACTGTTCCAAAATTTTCTGCTATAATTTCATTTGGAATATTTATGTCAGTTGAGTTCAAGTAATATTTCTTTTTATTTTTTTCAACAAAACCATAGTAATTTTTCTTTCCCTCTTTTCTCAAAAGCCTTATTCCTTCAAGCCAAGAACGAATATTTTTATACTGCTCTACAACTTCAATTATTTTCTTGTAGCCTTCATAATCTGATAAATTCCCATCTGTATTTACTTTAAAATATCCAGGATCTCCTCCGTATTTAAACCATTCTATTATTTCAACGTTTCCGTTAAATAATATTTCACATATTTCTTTAATTCCGCCTACAGTACCTTTGTTAAAGTGTGAAAAAACAGACCTTTTTATTAATTTTGTTTTAGTATCTCTTGTTATATTTGAATCAATGTAATCAACATGATATTCCCACATCAAAAAATCTAATTCTACATCATTCAGTTCTGATAATTCCAAAAAAAAATTTCTTTTAATCGCATCATGCTTTTTTTTGATAGCAAAATTTATAGATTCATAAATCCAAAGTGTTGTTTTATCATTCAAAGTTGACTTCGCTGCTATATCTGTTAAGTTCAAATTATCAATAGTTATCATATATTTTCAACTCCTAAATAATTGCTTGTAACACTTGTATTTTCTGCTATTTCATTAAAATCTAAAACTTGAAATATTGGACTTCTTAACACAACTCTTTTCACTCCAGCTAATTTTAATAATTTAATAAGCTCATCAGGATTAATATCTCTGCCCATTTTATTTTGTTGCCAAATCTTAAAATCTTTTATAGTTTTTTCAACATTATTTTTAATAACATTTACAAGTGTTTCATTAGATTTATCAATGTAGTAATCGAAATCAATAGCATACGATGTTTTTATCGCCTGTTTTACTGTCACATTATCCGTTAAAGGTCTTATATTATCAGTATTCAACATTTCTTCGATTCTCTTTTTGAGTTCATTAGTAAGTGTCAAGGAATCAGTTAAAACATAAATATCTACATTTGTTGCGCTTGGACTATACGCTACAACATCAACAATATTCGTACTTGTTGACTTAGCCCAAAATTCATAAGCCCCTTTGCTTCCAGCAGTTGTGAAAGATTCAGGAATTTCTCTGATTCTAGCTCTATAATTGTCATCTTGCTCTATTTCAGCTCCGTTATTTGATGCCGTAATGTTCTCAACCTTGTCATAATGCGGGAAAATGTCGACCATCGTATTAATTTGTCCAACTGGAATATCATTCCCAACAGTTCCTGATGTGTTGCAAGTCGCAATTCCGTCTACATACAAATCTCCTTTTTCTATTTTATATTGTTCATCTGTTGAAAAATACAACTCATTGTATTGAATCCTTGACCCTTTTGGAATTATTATATCCGTTGCTTGAATATCAGTAATATAAAATCTAAATGTTGCTACAGCTGGTTGTTCTACAAGTCTTTTACCTCTATTTCCGTAAAATTCTCCTTTCAAATCTAGCCGCTCATTTCTTGCAAATCTTAAATAATTCTGTTTCATCTCGTCATTGTATTTTTCTTCTCTTAATCCAAAGAGATAAGCTACCGTTTCAAAAATAAGTGTTTCTGGACTTGATTCAGTTAATTGCCTTCCGCTCAGCTCCTGGAACCTGTTAATCATATCTCTTTTAAGTTCCCACGAATCCGCATCTATAATTTCATATTCTTCATTTGATATTTCACTCAATGTTTACCACCTCAATTCCTAATTCAATGTCAAAATCATTATTAAATGTATCTTTCATGATGATTCTAGTTTGTCTTAAAACAGCTCTTGGCTCATATTCTCGTATAATTTTAGTCAAGTGGCTTGTAATCCTATTCTGCACAACATTAATGTTCTTGTCAATCAAATCACTGTCAAATGCAAAATCTCGATTGAGTGGCTGTTCTTCTTTGCAAACTCTTAAAATCATTCCTACATTTGTAACTACTTCTTCTAAAATATTTTTTGGATTATAATTTATTTCTTCAGAGCTATTTACTGTTATCATTGTTTACAGCCTCCTTCTGCTCATTCTCGATGTCGTCTTGATTTTCTTCAGTGACTTGCTGATTTTTTTGTATTTTTCTTTGTTCAATTAATTGATTATACAACTTAGGATTTTCAATATACTCTTTAAGCGTAATATTCAACTTAACAACATCAAATCCACCTTCTTCTTTGTTAAAATAATTGCTTTCTTCTGATAATTCTGTTATCAAAAAAGGGTATTCACCGAATACTTGCCCCCCAAAGACTAAATTAGCATACTCTCCAAGTTCAAACATTTGCTTGATTGTATCTAGTTCTTCTTTTAAAGTAGTCCGCTGTATTAAAGACGATACCAAAGTCATTGTGAAACTAACTTCTAGTAAATCTCTACCTTGAAATCTTAACATTCCAGGACCGTAAATTGCTTGATGTTCCGATATTTTAGCCTTGTATGATCTGCTTATTTGATTATTAAGCGATACAATCTGATCTTCTGACGCTTCAAAAATTACATCTCCAAAACTTCCTATCATTGCGGACCTCCACTCATATCTCCACCAGCAGTTACTCCATTATGTTTATGTGTGTTAAGATTAATACTTCCGCCCGTTGTAGTCGTTCCACTCACCTCTAAATCTCCATTAATTACAACTTTACCAATATTTAAAGTCAATGTATTGCCATCATAAGTCCAACTACCTCCGTCAGAAAAGGTCCTTTTTACTTCGCTTTCGCTACTAGAAGCACCTCGCATAGGACAGCCAAGTACTACTCCTTGCTCAGGCATTTCTGAAAAAAATAAACAATAAACGGTTTGCCCTAGACTGAGTGTATAATTATCACTATGACTTTCAGAATAAGGAACCAATACATTAAGCCAATCTGTTGTCTTATCGTCATCACCTTTTAAAAGCACTCTTACTTTTCCAGTTTTTGAATCTATCGCACTTACTTCTCCTGCTTTTAATGTTTCAATCAATTTAACCACCTGCCTTATCACTTTTTTTGTAACAAAAAAATCACAATCAAATTAATGACTGTGATTTTCTTTTAAATCTTATGCTCCTTCTTTTTCTCTATCCATATTTGCTTTTATTCCTAATGTTTCTAACAAATTATGAACGAATAATCTTCCTTTTTGTGTCCATCTTGTATTTGGAACGACTTTTTCAGTTCCGTTTTTCCTTTTTACCGTTATTGTTTCGCTTTTGGTATACCCTTTATTCATATGTTCCGCATACAATATCCATTGTCCGCCGACTTTTCTTATAACTCTCTGTTCATTCAATGTTTTATTCAATTCATAAGCACTAAGTCCATAATCGGCTGCAATCTGTGTTATTGTCATTGTATCTTCACTTGACAATATTGTATCAACATACTCTTTTATCGGTTTATACTCTGCTATTAACTGTTTTTGAATCTGATTTTCTTCTTCCAGCTGTTCAAGTTCTCTTTTTACTTTACCGTAATTGATTAACACTTCTCCTAATTTTTCAGGATTGCTTGTTATTGTATCCCATACATTGTCTGTCATATATATTCCTGTTTTTCTAATTGTCTTTAAAATCTTTTTCACTTCTTTTTTAAAGATTTTTGCATTAGGTTTTGTGCTTTGCATGCAGACTTCGTAAAATCCGTCTTCTGTTAAGAACCACATATTACGGTTTTGACCTGATACGGAAATTTTCCGCACCAGCTTTTCATCTTCATCTACCATTCTCAACATGCTGTTTACATCATAACTTCCATTTGTTTTTTTACTATAATCAATCCATTCTGCCACATCTTTTGCTAAAAACAATAAATTTTCAAAATCTCCATACACTCTAAATCTTTTTCCCAAGATTTCTCTTTCATCAATTACTTGTAATTCATTTCTCATTTTTATCCTCCATTATACTATATTTTTTCTTTCAATTCTTGCCACTTTTTCAGCAACTTCCTTTTCTTCGTTTCTTTGAACCAATGTGTCTATGTTTGAGCCAGCCTCATAGTATTCTCTTTTGATTGTTTGATGATATTCACCCAAAGCATCTTCCAAATCCATTAATTTATCCAAATTTTCTTTAGACAGCATCTCATACATTTCCTCTAATAAATCAAATACTACCTTTTTTGCTGATTTTAACTTGTGGTTGTGTTCATCCAATAAACTTTCTGTAATTTCAAATCCTAGTTCTTGTCTAAGTGTCATAATTTTTCCTCCTAAAAATATTTGTTTTTTAAGAGAATATATAGTATAATAGTATTGTCGAGATACATTATACTATATGTCCTCTTTTTCGTTACGAGAGAGAGGATTTTTTATTTTGCTTTCCTTATGATGATTTCTTTTTTATCTTGGTTATATTCTAGTTCCACCTCTCTTTCCTCTTGAGTTACTTGCATATCTTCTAATATTTTTTTAGGCACTGATAACTTTGTATTTACATTTCCTGTACCTGTTTTTCCAAAAGATATTTTTAAAATTCTTTTATCCATGTTCTCCTCCTATTTCGTAACGAAACTATTATATAATAATCGTTCCGAAAAGTCAAGAACTTTTTTCAATTTTTATTTATTATTTATGTCAAAAAAATATTTTTCAGATTTTTTAATTATTTCTTTACATCTTTCTTTATTTCTTCCACATAACATTGTCTGCGTCTCTTTTCTTGCAGTTTCATCATCATCTCCAAAATCTTTAAATCCTTGATATAAGTCAAAATATTCTTTAAAATCTTTCTTATCTTCTGCATTTATATTTTCTTTTGGTGATATTTTTATAAAATCAGTACCTCCATTTATCAATCTCATTTGTCCATGTGTTCCTAATAAACTTTTATACATATAATGTTCATCGCTATAAGCAACAACCATTATATTATCTCCTTGAAATCTTTTTTTATTTGCCACTGCTGTATCCATTAAAATTCTTGAAATTTCCTCTTCGGTAGCATTCTCAGGCACTATGATTTGCAACACAAAATCTCCATTTTCTTTATTTTTGGTTACTCTTACCTCATTACTTGGTTTAATGCTCTCCACAGAAGTTTTATTTTCTACTTTTTTCTTATCTGTTACAACTTGTTTCTTCTCTTTTTCAGCTTTCTTTTTAACTTCTTTAACCTTTTCGGCTTTCTTCTTTATTCCTGATTCTTTTGCTTTATTTTTTATATTCTCAGGTGCTGTCATTCCAACTAAGATAAATGCAAATACATTACACAAAAATACAACACAAGTTTTTTTCACTTCTTTAGATAGTTCCTTTTTCTTGATTGCAAAATAAATTAATCTGATTATTTGAAATATTAGAATTAAAAATAATACTAAAAACAATACTACAAAAATTGTCATAAAATTCCTCCTAAAAATAATTTTATTATATTATACCTTATTTTTAAGAAAAATTAAAATTTTCTATACTCTCTCAAAAACAAATATTTTAGTTTCACAGTCATTATTCAATTGCCATTGTCCTGTTTTTTACATAAAAAAATCACAGCTAAATTAATAACTGTGATTTACAAAATTTACTTTTTCAATTTCATTACTAAAACTTTTAATCCATTTCCTGAAATAAAGTTCTCAATTTCTTCAAATCCAAAATTTTTATAAAAAGATAATAATTTTTCATTATCTTCACATTCTAACCATACATAACGGACATTTACTATTTTCTTAGCTTCCATTAATGAATCATAAGCTAATGTCAAAAGTTGTGCTCCGTCTATATAATTTTCAGATTTTACTTGCTCTGAATGATTTTTGCCAATTTGTCCTAATAAATAACTATTAACTATATAGCCATCTGTTGTTAATCTTTTGCCGTTTTGACAGAGTTTTTTTCTTTGGCTTTTCGATAATGCCTCATAATTTCTTTTCGATATAAGCAAAGGCTTATTTGCCAAAGAAAAATAACCCAATAAAATAAAATCATTGCTAAAAACTAAATGTGTGCTTGATAAACCTGCCTTTTCAAATTCTATTGCTTTGTTATGTAAAAAGTCTTCTATATCTTTATTATAATTATTTTTAAAATTTTTCAAAATACTATCTCTCACGAATTTTTTATCTTTTAATTCGTCCAATAAATCTTGCAAAGATACAATTTTTACATTTTCTATATACATATTATTTTTTGCCAAATATCTTTCGTATTGTATCTGGATTGTTTATAATTTCCACATTTTTTACAGGTTTTCTGTTGGGAGATTTTTCATTATTCAAAGCTTTTATCAAACTATTTACAGATTTTTTATCAAAAGTCATTTCTGTCGTAAAACTTTTTGTAGCCACTTTCACCATCTCCTTTTTATAATTTCTTAATAAATTATAACTTATTTGTAGCAAAAGTGCAACAAAAATTTAGAGTTTTTTTGACATTGTAAAGTAAAATATTACAAATCACAGTTATTATATTTAGTTGTCATTGTCCGTATTTCTCTTGACATTTTTATAAAATATGATACAATTATATTGTAATGATTAGTAAGACTTTCAGTTAAGCCCTTTTACAGCTAGGGCTTTTTTTTTGTCTTTCTTTTTATGTTCTATGTAATGATTTTTATAAAACTTCCTAAATCCATTCTGCTCCTTTCCAATCATTACAATAATTGTATATAATTTTATATTGTCATTGTCCTACAAAACTCTATTTCTTTTTACTAGATTTCTTAGTGTTTTTCTTATCTCTTACTCTTTTTCTTGGCTTCTTAGCACTTTTCTTACCTGTTCTTTTACCGCTTCCGCCTTTTTTATTAGCCTTTTTAGCTTGTTTTTCAGCTTCTTTTTTCTTTTGTTCTTCTTTAGTTTGAGCTATTGCTTTTTTCTCTGCATTTTCTCTTGCTCCAAGTTTCATTGCTGTAATTTCGCAAGTATAATCACCACTTATTTCGTGCGTTACCTTATCAATTACATATTTACCTTCAAACTTTCCCCAGCTTTCATCAAGTTCAATTATTGCTCCAGCTAAGTATTTAGTGCTTCCGTCAACATTTAAAGTTATTTGATACTCTTGTTTAAGATTGTCTTTCAAGGTTTTTTTTGCAACTTTTTTTGGTTCTGTTTTTCCTTTAGTTTTTACCTTTAATGTTTTTTCTTTTTTAGTTCTTTTCTTCTTGCTTTCGGCTTTCTTTTGCAATTTTTCTTTTGATTCTTTAATTGATTTTCTTTTCTTCATTTTATCCTCTTATTTTTTCTTGGATTTAACCTTTTTGACTGGCTTTTTGCTAACCTTTTTCTGGCTTTTCTTGTTAGTTTTCTTACTGTCTTTGCTTTTAGATTCTTTTTCTTCAGTTGTAACTTGATTACGCTTGTCAAGTTCCTCTTTTGTGATAATTTCCTTAACAACCTTTTTCTTATCAGGATCATAATATGAAACTTCAACTTTATCATAAATCTCTTTATTTTTCTTTTTCAAGCTGAAACTTCTAATTCGATAATCTTTAATATTAAAAACTTCAATGGTATCGTTCTTTTCCATTTCTTCGTCATCAAAAATAATTATTTTGTCGTCAGACACTTTCATGTTTAATCCGATTTCTTTAACAACTCGATTAATAAAAGCCAAATCAGTTTCTTTGTTTTGATCTAATCTCTCAAAAAATACATTTTCTGCATAAAGCTCTGCATTCATTTCATGCTTATTAGCAATTTGCATTACCAGTTCTTTTAATGTTACTCTCTCCCAAGCAACACTATTTTTTTGGTCTCTAATATTTTGATCAAGCGGTAAAGCTAAACATTTTAAAGTAAGTTTCTGATCTTCAAAAGTCGGCTCATCCACATAAAAAGTTCCCAAATCCAAAAAATTAGTTTCGTTTTCCAGTTCCTCATGGATTCCAACAAGTAGTTGAGCGTTCTCATCAGGATACCACTCTTTAAGCCATCTATAATCTAAATTTTCTAGTTCTATTTCTAAATCATCTATAGCATTTTTGGAATTATCTGTATAGTTAAGAGATGAAATAGAATGTGCTATCTCATCAGAAATATCAACTTTATTAAATATAACTATAACCCTAATACTTCTGGCAAATGCCATTCCTATTCACCTCTCTTCCACGGCGGCAAACTTGTATCATTATCACTTTCTTCAGCAATTTCAGGAATGATGATTGGAACATTTGCGTCAAAGACGACGATGTCAATTAAAGCTAAATTACTTCTTATAAGGTCGTGATAGTAGCCTTCACTTCTATAAACTCTATAAGCTATCAAGTCCCAAGTATCTCCACTTTGTGTCCTGTAAACTCTAACATTTGCCATTATCCAAACGCCGTCCTTTCTTTTTTATTTTTAGCTTTCGCCAATGCTCTCATTACTGCTTTCTCAATTGCACTTGTATCAGCATTTCCATTTACTGTTATGCTAATATTAATAACATCTCCGCCACTCGAACCTTCATTACTTCTAAGTCCTGACATTCTCTCTTTTAGTCCACTAATCTTATCTCTAAAGCTATTTTTAGTTTCACGATTATTCAAGATTTGAGTACCACGAGGTAAATTCAATAACATTTCGTGTTCTGCTAGGAAGGCTGGTTTACCAGGTATTTGAATTAATTCAGCTCCACGTTCTGCTACCGTTGTAAGTCCTCCGCTCCAGTAGTTAGTTCCTGCTGCATTTTTCCCAAATCCTAAAAGTCCGCCAACTGCTCCAAGTCCTTTTGAAACCATATTTTTTAAACCATTCCATTTATCTGTAAAAAAACTTACAACACCGCTGATTGCACTTTTTAATCCTGAAACAACTGCATCAAATGCTGATTTAATACCATTCCACACAGCGATTGCGGCACCTTTGATACCTTCCCAAGTTGTTTTAAAGAAAGAACCTACTCCAGATATTCCAGTTTTTATTCCATTCCATAATGCCATTGCAGCTGTTTTTATAGCATTCCATACAGCAATTGCTGCAGCCTTTATTCCGTTCCAAACTGCCTTGATTGCTGAACCTAGTGCTCTAAAAATAGCATTTACTCCATTCCTGAACCATGAACATTTATTATAAAGCACAACTAAAATCACGATGACGGCAACTATCGCTGCTATAATAAATCCAACTGGATTAGCCATAAAAGCAACTTTCAGAGCCACTCCAACAGCTCTTACTGCTCCAATAGCTTTCTGCGCTCCTGTTGCTAAAAGTTGCATTCCCTTAGCAGCCGCTTGAACTGCCATACCACCAACAGCCTTTGCTCCTGAGCCGATTGCTTTTGCACCTTTTATAGCACCACTTCCAACAAATTTAGCACCTTTGACTATTCCGCTACTTGCTATTTTTGCAACTTTTCCTGTTGCTTGTACTCCTTTTACTAATCCTTTTCCAAGTACTTTTCCTACTTTTAAACCAGATTGCCCTAATTTTTTTAAGCCACTACCAATTTTAGATATTGTCGGAAATGCTGTTTTAAATCCTTCTGTAAAACTTCCAGCAGCCTTGAATTTATCAAATATCAACATTCCCTTCGATATTCCGCTAAAAACTGGTGCAAATCCTTTTGCCAATCCACCAAGCCCTATTTTAAATGCTACAAATCCGGCTACTGATTTCATAATTCCTGCTGCTAATTGTGGATTTTTCTGAATAAATTGAGAAACTTTTTCTATCAAAGGACTTAATTTTTCTAATGCTCCAGTAATTGTCGGCATTAAAGCATTACCTAAATCTCCCATTGAATTAACTACTTTGTTCTTAGCTTCTAACATTTTATTTAAGGGAGTATCCATTCTGTTTTTATATTCAACATTGACTGCATCCGTTCCAAATCCTTTTTTAGCTTCTTTTAAATTTGCCTTAACTTTATCAAGATTATTTACCATATCTTGAACAGATGACTTCGCTTCTTCTCCAAATATTGTAGAAATTAATGCCCCTTGCTGAGCAGGATTTGATTCCTTAATTTTTTGAAGAACTCTCAAGATAGTTCCTTCTCCATCTCTTTGCATATCTGCAGCTAATTTATTAACATCTAAACCTATGCTTTTGAAAGCATTTGTTGCTTTTTTAGAAGTTGCACTGCCTTTGGTCAAAGCTCCAAAGAAATTTTTTAATCCTGTTGCAGCCTGTTCTGGAGTTTTGTTAAAAGATACTAAGGTCGCCGATAATCCTAACAGTGCCGATTTCGATACTCCAGCTCCTTTTGCAATTCCTCCAACTCTACCTGAAATTTCAGTTAATTCTGCCGCACGTGAGGCACTATTATCTGACATATGATTGATAGCATTAGAATATGCAAACAACTCTTCCTTTCCTAAACCTAGTTGTTCTTTTGTCTTAGCTAAAAAATTTCCAGCTGCTGCAGCGTCTATATCAAATGCAACAGCAATTTTATTTGCCTGTTCAGTATATTCCACTAATTCCTTTTCTTGTATTCCTGACTGTGCCAAAGCTCCAGCCATTTCAAATACTTTAGCTTGAGATAAAGCTGATCTTTCTGAAATATTTCTAAGTTTTCCATAATATTTTTCGGCACCGTTTACCATTTTTTTTAAATCAGCTTGACTTTCTCGAGTATCAATAGCAATTTTAACAGGAACTGCCAAAGCTCCAGCCATTCCCATACCTTGCATTATTTGCTTATCCCCAAAGTCTTTCATTTTCCCAACAGTTTCTTGCCTAGCGTCATATCTTTTTTGAGCTTCTTTCAGTTTATTCATTTTTTCAATTTCTTTTTCAGCTTCCTGAACCTTGCTTCTATAATTAGACAGGCTAGCGCCTTCAGCTTCTATCTTACTTCTTGCAGCTTCAAACACATGTTGTTGCCGCTCTTTTTGCTTGTTCAGTTTTCCAACATTTTTTTCAGCCTGTTCTATTTCCTTAGCCAGTTGTTTATTACTGCTTCCAGTTCTTTCATATTCGGCTTTCAATTTTTGCAAATGTTCAGCAGCCTTTTTATATTCTGAATTAATTTTATTTAATCCTTCACGAGCCTTGTCCATATTTTGAAACGCTTTTTGCGCTTTCTCCATACTTTTGATTTGTTTTTCAAATTCTTTGACAGATTTTGTCGTGTTTTTCAAAGCGTTTGCAACTTGGCTCATTCCATTGATAGCACTGGCTACTGCTGCACCCAGAACTATGTTCAACTCCAAATTTTTTGCCACAATTTTCCTCCTTTTCTCTCAAATATGGTATAATATATTAAATAAATCGAAGAGGTGATTTTTATGAAAATTAATAAATCAGATAAAAAATATACTCCGTTAGAAATAATTTTGATAATATTATTTGGTCTAGTTGTATCTATTCCATCACTATTTTTCCTTTTTATATTTCTATCATTTATGTTTACCATAAGTCCTGTAATTACAGTCATAGCTCTTATTGTAGTTCTGTTTAAATTTTTATCAATTTTCATTGGCGGGGATGACTAATCCCCATTTTTTTATTCACTTTCTTCTTGTCTTATCTTTTCTTCCTCAATCAATTTATTAGCCCTTGCTATCCAGTAATCCAGCTCATCAAATGTACATTTCATAAGCGTTTCATAACTGATATTCATTTTAAAATAGTTAAGTCCGCTCAATAAATCTGTAATCAAGTCTAAAAAGTCATCTGTTATGCTTCCGTTGGAGCTTTCTCGTCCTTGTCTTCGTCCGTTCCCCAACCTTTTACTAAAAAATTCTTAGTTTGATTTACCACTTTTAAAAAGTCTTCAGCGCCTAATGTCATTAAATGCCCATATTTAATACCTGATGCCCTTTCAGCCACAGTCAAAGCCCAAGCGTCATCAAAATCTTTAAAGTTTTCAGCATTGGATTTCATTCTTGATTTATAATCTTTTCCACATTCCAATAAATCTGCTCCTGTCAAATTATCCAGTTTCAAATCTATTTCTTTGTATTTTTTACTTCCTAAATCATATTCTTTTGTTAATTTTATAATCATTCTATTCCTCCTAAATATGTCCTAATAATTGTCTTATGATATTATTTAAACTTCCATTTACATTTGAAATTCCGTTCAATACATCAATTTCAATGATTGTTTTACCATTTATCGTTAATTTATAATAAGTAATACTCAAATCAAACGAACCTTCAAATTTTTTACCGTTTTCAACTTTTGGACCATCAAATTTTGTAATAAATCCCTTTAATGTTGCATCTGCACCAGTTATTTTTGGTGAGTGCGTCATTCTATCTAACTGTTGCAAAGCTCCCAAACACTCTAGTGTGATTGAGTCATTATTATTAAAATTTAATAATGTGTCATTCATACTATCCATTTTTACCTTAGCCGACATCTTTTTATAATGTCCAATTAACGGAGCTTCAAATTCAGCAGCCATACCAAATTGTTCAGTTGTTATTGTTGCCGATTCCACATTCGGAAGTTCTACTACTCCAACTCCTTCTAATGCGTTTGAACCATTGACATAAAGGTCAGCGTCAACGATTCCTAAAGGCAGTTTCTTTTTAGCCATTCTTTATCCTCCTATTTTCCTAAACTGTTTGCAAACTCAGTTAATGCGTCTACATCATATTTTTTCTTAAATGTTGCCGATTTCATACCTGGAATTACTCCTAACTTAATAACCCAAGTTATATCGCCATTCATAACATTAATAGCGTCGTTATCCTCGCTTGATAAAGTCGCACTTGCACTTAACAAATCATTTCTAGCCACAATAGCATTCAATCTAATATTCATTGATTTTGTTACTGTTTCAGCTAATTTTTTAGAGAATGTTTTATCCACTTTATCAAAAAGACTTATAACTAGTTCATTTCCGACATATTTAAACATTCTACGAGTGTTTATAAATTTGTCCTTCGGATCTGTTGCCATCGGATTAAGTGCAGTTTCAGACCCCCAGCAACGCCAACCTTTGAAATTGATAGCTGTAACTACTCCATTTTTATTTAAAAAGTTAGCCTGTTGTTCTTTATCTAAAATTATTTCCTCTAATTTTCCATTTGAATTTTTCCAATATAAACTGTCACATTTATATGCGAAGTTAGACGGCACCTGTGAAGGCACACCGCTCTTCTCGTCGTCTACTAGCAACGACAAAGCAGCATACTGAATAGACTGAATATATTTCTTACCAGCTAATCCTAATGTTCCGTACAATACAATTTGGTCATTTCCGTTAATGTTATTATCATCTTTCCATTTAGGAATTTGGTCATAAGGCTTGTCTATCGGTGCATTAATCAATGCAACTGCTTCAAACATATTCCCGTTTATATTTTTAGCTTTTGTTTGCATAATTGCAGCAACTTCACTATCGCTTGAAAAATCAGGAACATCAATGAATGCCGGCAATTCCGAATATTTCAAGTAAACCTCATCTAATAGCTCTAATCCTGCTCTTTTCATTGTTGAAATATCATATCCGCCTAAAGCCTGTGCTTTCGTTACTTTTAACAAGTCAATTTCTTCATATTCAATATCAATTTTAGTTCCATTTGACGGTTTAGCATATATTTCAAGCCCTTCATCCGTCCACATCGTTACAGCGTCTGAAATAACTTGTGATGTTGCATTTTCTTTAACCACTAATGTATCTGTTATCAATTTGTGGTTTGGAATAACAGCTTTACCATTTGTTAAGCTCAAATCATTTTGAGTTTTTTTAATCGTTTTATGTTTTTCAAGATCCAAAATATTCACAACATAAAGCGGTGCTACCTTATACAACTCAAAAAATACTTTTATCGCTTGTGAAATTGAAAAATCCAAGTCGTAAGTATCTCCAAAGTATTGAATAGCTTCTTTATAAGTTCCTAATCTTACAATCTCATTCACTCTTCTGTTTTCTTTTTTTACTTTATTCATCGGTGCAGTCCCTACAATAAAATGTCCGTAATCAAGCACTATCGGTAGTGATATGTCACTCGATGTCTCAGTTTGATAAGTTCCGTGTTTATAACCCATTATTCAGCCTCCTCTCTTATTTGGTCTTTAATTTGCTGTGTTACTGTTTCAAGCAATTTTTCATTTTGCAATGCTTCACTAGCTTGATTAACATCCACCAAAGTTCTTTTCAAAAGTGGATATTTCTCAAATTTTTCTTCAATTACTTCATTACTATAGTAAATAACACCTTTTGTAAATCTAATATCTTTAAATTCAAGCATTTCTCCCAAGTAAATATATTGCTTTTTGTCTTCCATTATTCCTCCTTCAAAATTTCAGGCTCGACAGGATAATCCCAAACTGTAAATGTGATTCTTGAAAATATAAAATCTCCAAACTCGTCACTATATAAATCGCACTTAAATTCCTTATCTTCCCGTATTGCCCAACCTCTTTCGTCATAAACTTTAGTCAAAAGTTTACTTCTGATTTCTTCACCTTTATAAAGATTATCAATATAATCTTCATTTTTAGTACCAACTATTATTTCAAAAGTAGCGTCGCAATCATAACTATCCATTCCTTCTGTAACTTGCCTAGAGCTCAAAGCTCTTAATGTCACACAAGGAAAAAACGGCTTTTTCTGCCCTGTATTTTTGTCAATTTCACCGTATCTCCTAACTGACAACGCCCCTCGGAATATCTGATAATCAGTATCTTTAAATTCTTCACATAAAAAGTCATACAAACTTTTTTCAATAACTTTAATACTCATAAATTACATTGACAAGAGTCTATTCAACTCGTGTTCAAACCTTTCGTTTAATTTTTGAGACATAAATTCGTCAAGATCAGGCAACCACGTCGTAGGTCCTAACATTTGCGGAGCAGACGGTCCATATTTTCTTTTGATTGGTAACCGCCCACCCCCTTCTCTTTCAAATGCTCCTAAGTGTCCGTCTCTATAAGCTATAAACGTTCTGTCATTAAGCATTATTCCATTTCCGTTTTTTACCGTCGCTGTTACAGATGTTCTGCCTGTTCTCACACTAGGATTTAACTGAAAATGGTCTAACCCTAAATAACTTCCATTTGAATTAATTTCAGCCATCAATTTGCCAGGATTAGCCCTTTTCATAGTCAATCCGCTTAGTAAATCTCCGTATTTAACAGTATAAGTCTTAGTTGCATTTCTAACCATACGAGTTTTACTCATAGTTGAAACTCTATTCAAAGCACTTGCCAAAGCTCTTGGAGCTTGTTGTGGAAACTCAACAAATTTATTCTCTATGTCACTTAGGACACTTTCATCAAATTGAATTGTAAACATCTAAATCAACTCCTAATAATCTGTGTATCTATACAAATCCAGCTCATACATACCAAAGTTCTCTTTACAGTTTGCAACTATCCATTCTTTATCATCAAAATCTATCCTCATATTTCCTTCAGGCTTATACTTCAAATATTTTTTGTCAATAAACACCGTAATCCCTTCCTTGTAAAATCCACTTTCTATTGTTAATTTCCCACTAATTTCCTTTTCTTGAAAACTGTCCTCATCTGTCACACAAATAACATCAATACCATTTAAATTATGTGTTTCTCCAAATTCTTCTGAATTTAAAAATGTATTTTGTATATCATTTTCTAAAATATCTTTAAAATTCATTCTTTTTGCCTACTTTTTCTTATTTTTATCTGATTTAGATTCAGAATCTGACACTCCCGTTTCTCCGGGAATGTCATTTGTGTCTGCTTTTTTATTGTCTTTTTTCTCTATCAGTCCTCTATCGATACAATTTTCAATCACATCTTTTTCCAGTATTTGAACTTCTTCCCCGATATTTTGTATTTTCCCACCATAAATAAACGATTCTTTAACTATATACGCTGCCATCAATCATCACCTACTTAACTTTTAGAACTTTCAATGATTTTGTGTTCAAAGGAATTGTTACTGGTTTTGACATTGTACGGATTGTGATAGTATCGTTTTCTTCCTTTGTGTGAGTTCTAGGAATCAAATCCCCTTCCAAAAGTCCATCATTAATTGTACTTACAGCTCCAAATTTTACTAAGTTGCCTTTCGGTGCAAATAAAGCTGTATAGTCTGGAATAATTGCTTTTGTTTTAGTTTGTTTTGTAGTTTTATCCACATAATCGTAATATTCCTGATATTCAAAAACATCAATTCCTAATCCAGTCAATGTACCAATATAACTCGCACCATTTACACCCTCAACTTCAGGTCTTATGCCCCCAAAAAAAGCATTTCTAAGATTCATCATATTTTGTACAGCTTTATTATTAATAAATAATTCCGCTGCCAACGGATCAAGAATTATTACTTCTGGTCTAGTTCCTCCAGCTTTATTAATTTCACTTAATACAGCCTTTATATCTTTAATTGGGTCAGAATTAGCATTGTCCCAAGTTGAAGCAACGGTTGTATGATGTTCCGTAGAAGAGTTATCATAATATTTGATTATGTCTGATATTCCTTCTCCGTCAATTGTTGTTTGTAATTTATATAATGTCTCAGCTGCCATCGCTTCCCAACGTCTTGCAATCTGTTTGCTTTGTTCCTGTAAAGTTTTGGCAATTTTTTTCTGCCTTTTTGTATCAGGATCACTTTGTGAAAACGGATTTTCTCCTGGTAATCTTTCGAAAGTCAACTCATCTGCATGAAACGTCTTTTTAGGAGCGATCGCATAAGGTTTGAATGTTCTTCCTGAAAATGTATCTTTTGGCATTTCCTCTCCATCAACATATCTATCGACAAATGGAGCCATCAATCTTCTACCATTTTCAAATTCAATAGTTACTGTTTCAGTATCTAAATTTTCTCTATTTCCAAAAAATGTATCAAATAAAAATGTTCTTGGTCTCGGCATTGCCTCTGTTACTAAAAATAATGTTCTTAAACTCAAATCTAAATTCATGCTCATTGTTATTCCTTGCCTCCTAATGTTCTTAAATAAATATTTCTGTCGCTGCATAACTCAATTACTTTTTCTTTTGTTGCTGTACCGAAGTTTACTTTTTCAATATTAAATTCTCCTTCAGTATAAACAGTTGTTTTCGTAGTAACTCCAGTTGCATCGACATCTCCTGTAACAATTCCAAACACTTTTCCAGTATCAGTTATTATTGCACCATCTTTATCCACAATATCCCCTCTTTTTACAGTTTTTCCAATCTGTAAAATAAGCTCCGCTACAACTAGCTCTTTTTTGCCAACAATCAAATGATCTGACTCATTTGTATAATCATATTTCATATTTATTTACCACCTTTCTTAAAAAATGCTAAAATTTTATTTGCTGCTTTTTGCTCATCATTAATCCCATCATCATTACCTTTTGGCGTATTGTTAAGTGGTTTCCCTTCATCTTGTATTCTGTTAAGTTTATTTTGATTTTCCTGTTTCATTAAACTTACAATTTCCAATGCTAAATCTCTAGCATTTTTAGGATCTTCAAATTTAGCTTTATCAACTACTTCGTGGTTATATCCTAAATTCTCAATTTCCTGTATCCTTGTTCTTTCTTCCTTTACTCCGATTTCTTTTCCTTCATTTACAATTTCGGCATAAATGTCAGGAAATTGTGCTTTTATTTCATCTTTTGTCATTTTTCCACTTCCTTTTCCATTATTTTTTTTATTTTTATCAACATTAAAGTTTTTAAACTCCGCCATATTAAATACCATGTTATTAGAAATTACCTTATTTTCAACTACTTGAATATCTGCATTTTCAGTTATTTCGTCAATAAATCCATATTCCAATGCTTCTTCGGCGTTTAACCAAGTTTCGTTGTCCATTAATTCTGATAATTTCTCTTTATCAATATTAACCTTTTGCAAATAGGTTTCTGTTATTGAATTTTTGTATTTCTCAAGCACATCTGCCTGTTTCCTCATCTCTTCTGAATCCCCCATTGCAATTGTTGAGGGATTGTGTATCATAAACAAAGCATTTTTAGGCATTCTAACTATATCTCCAGCACATGTGATTAAAGTGGCTGCACTTGCTGCAATACCGTCAATATTTACAGTTACTTTAGCTTTGTGTCTTCTCAAAGCGTTATTGATTGCAATAGCAGTATCAACTACTCCGCCGTTTGAATTAATATAAACATCAATATTTTCTACATCTAAGTCAGCCAAATATTCCGTTACTTCTTTAGCGCTTATCGTATCGCCCCAAAAACTCTCGGCTATATCTCCATAAAGCATTAATTCAGCACTTTTATCATCGTTTTTGACTAAATTCCATATAGTTTTATTCCCCTGGTTCATCGTTTGGTGGTTCGGTATAGATTGTCCCATCCAAAATCACTCCTTTCTCATTTGCTATTTTTTGTTCTTTTGCCAGTATTTTTATATTTTGCTCAAAATCTCCTCCATTTAATTCGATAGTTTCACGGCTTCTTGTGGATAATCCAGCATTTATTCTCAAAATTGCCGCATTAACCTCTTTTATAGGATCTAACTGTCCTTGTGAAGTTCCACTCCAAATTGCATTACTGTATGCTTTTCTAATCAAAATGTCATTTTCAAAATCTTTTATTTCTATTCTTCCAAGCAAAACAGCCTCTCTTAGCCACTCTTCATAAATAAGTTGACAAAAATTTTTTGCAAACCATTCACGCTTTTTTCTAAAAGTCTTCCACGCTTCTAATAAAGCTGCTCTACTCGCCGAATAACTGCTTGTAAAGTGCATTATCATAAGTTCATAAGGAATGCCCAAGCTGCTTCCAATTTGCCGTATTATAGCTGTCATAAATGGGTCAAATTGTGCATTAGGTCTTGCCGGATTTACTGATGTCGCTTTTTCGCCTTTGTTAAGAGATACTATTGCCCCGCTTGAAAGCTCCAGCGTTCCAGATTCTTCGTTTGCTATGGCATCTTTTTGTCCGACGTTCGATAAATCCCCTGGATTTGTTTGAGGTATATCAGCCGATTCAATAAAAATTGTAAACATACTGCTGATGATTGCACTTGTTAATTCTGCATTTGTGTATCTATCGAGCTGTTTCAAGCTTTCCATTACAGGAGCTAATATCGGTACACCCCTTACCTGTCCTGGACGCTCCGCAGTTGTTAAATGAATTATATTTAACTGATTTTCACTTCCATACATTTTTACATATTTATACTGATTCGTGCCTCTGATTTCATCATTCGGATTATGCTCTTGAATATAATAACCATTAATACGTCCATTTTTGTCTAATTGTACTCCCTGGACAATAGAAGTATCGCTCGTTTTGTTGCTTGGAGTATTCACCCTGTCAGGTTCAATTATAGATAATTTCAAGCTATATGGATTTTCTTGGGTTTCAAAATAATTCAAATGAACAAAACATTCTCCATTTAACAATGTTGTTAAGAAAACTAAATCTTGAATTTCATAAAAGTTAAGTAAACCTGTTTGATCTATTTTAGAATTACTCCACAAATTAAATTCTTTTTCAATTTTAGTTTCTAACGTTTCTATCTCATCTTCGGATAAGTTTACAATATCTGAATCTATACTTGATTTTAATTTTAATCCTGAACCAACAGCATTCATTTTCATTGTATTCAAAGCTCCATTAGCTAGAGGTGCTCCCATATACAAATCTCTGGAACGTGCCACGAGTTTTTCACGGTAGTTATAAATGTCGTTCTTTACTCCACCGAGAGAAGCAAACCATCCTCTCAAAGATTTTTTACGGGTACTCGCCCCATGTTCTCCATAACCTTTATTCATTATTTTTTGATTTTGGTTAAACAGCTTTAGCCTTTCTCTTGCTCCAGCCATCTTTAATGCTTTTTCTGGATTAAATACTCCTACTGCCTTATCAAATAAATTCAATCATTTTCACCTCCTAACTATTACAAATCTCTTATTATAACCTGTACAGACTGTGTACGCCGTCCGCTGTTTTGTGCAAGTGTTAAATTATGCTCCCATAATTGTCTAGCTTTTATAATTTCGGTTAAGTCTGCCCTAGTCAATTCTCTGCTTCCAATTTTATAGCTCTGTCCCAACAATACAGACTTTTCAGCCTCAATATATGAATTTATCATTTCTTTGCAAGTCTCTACACTATACATTTTTACCTCCCTATATTCCGCTACGAATTATTCGTCTACCGCTATTTCTTTGTTGTGTCCTAAAATTATTAAGTACATCCGTTGAATACCGTATATTTAAGTTAGGATTCGCTATTCTTAGTGCTGCTTGTGCATAATTCCGAATGTCCAAAGGTTCATTTCTTTTATCTCCAATTGTTTTCCACTCGATTTTAGCTTGCCCTTTGCTAAATGTAACAACTTTTATTTCAGAAGTAAGTCCCTTGAAATAAACTTCATCATATCCACGTTTATGGTCGTTTGGATAGTGCATATACTTAGCTCCTGGTTCTGTTACTTTAAGATTACTCATTATAGTATCCTTTCCAGTATTAACTCCCAAGACAAACAAGGAAATTCCACCTTTATTATTTTTGCTAGGTCGTGAAATAAGAGGTCTTCCAGCTTCTCCACTTCCTTTTATTCCAAAAATATTCAACTGTTCTCTTGCTTTTACATACCTGTAAACATCATCAGTATGATGTCCACCTGTATCAATGCAAGTACAAGCAACTCTTATTTTCTCTCCATTCTGATATTCAAAATCTCTCATAAGAAATTCATCCAACGTATTCCACACATACGGCAACGCAGGGTTTCCCATAATCACTTTATAATAAATCCCCCAGCTTTCTTCTCCTGGTCCCCATCCAACAATTTCAACTTCAAGCCTATTGTCTTGAACATCCACTCCAGCAGTTAATACAGTAACTTTATCAGGTATTTCAATATCATTTATCGTACCATCTTCTTCGTTTATATATTCTCCATAATCCTCAGCTCTCGCTTGTATTTTTTCAAAATCAAATCTTTCAACTTTTTCTTCCCAACATTCCCCAAGAGCTGTATTTACGAATACTTTCATAAGCTGTTCATCGCCTTTTGCTGCTCTAAATTTGCGAATCATGCTAGCCCATTTGGTAAATGGACTATATAACTCTGATACATGAAACCCTCTTGAAATATGTGGGTCTACATCAGGATTGGTACTTCTCCATTCGCCTTTAATAAGGTTTCGCTTCCACTCGTACTCTGTTGAAGTTTCCATACATTTCTCACATTTATGTGACACATCTTCAAAAATAATATTTCCCCATTTTAAAGTTTGCATTTCTCCACATTTTGGGCATGGAATATAGTATTCATCTTTAGAACTGTTTTCATACTCGAGTTCTATTCTACTTCCGCCCTTAATCGTTGGTGTACTTGTTAAAACTATTTTGCTGTTTGCCCAAGTTTTCACCCTTTCAATCGCTAAATTCAGTGGGTCTCCATCTTTTTTAGCGCTCCGAGGGAAACGGTCAATTTCATCTGCTAATAAAACTCTGATTGGTCTACTTGCTAATTCTGAAGCTGAATTACTCCCAGTTAAAACGATGTACCCTCCCGAAAATTCTTTTTGTCTTTTCGTATCTCTAGCATCGGAACTTTCAATAACTTTACTCCTAAGTTGTGGGGTCGATTGAATCATGTCATTAAGTCTTGTTGTTGAAAAATCAGCCGCCATGTCTTTTGTAGGCATTAAGAACATAATAGGAGATGGCTCATAATCCATGAAATATCCGACAGTATTCATCAGAATTTCTGTTTTCGATAACTGAGCGCCATACATCATCACAACTTTTTCTGTATTCTTGTCAGAGATCGCCCTCATTACTTCTCTTTGGAATGGTACTCTATCAGTTTTCCATTTTCCTGGAATTGCCGAACTTTTAGTTGATAAAACTCTATACATATCCGCCCAAGTATCAATGGTTAATTTTGGAGGCGGTTTTAAAGCTAAAGCAATTTTTTTGAATAATTTAACTGTTCTTTTTAGGTCTTCCTCTAGTTCTCTTTTCACTTTCAGCTTTCACTTCCATATCTTCCTCGTTTTCTATAAAAATTTTATTATTTTTAAACATATCGGGATCATATTCACTAAGTTCTTCTAAAACCTCGAATATTTCATCCTGAATGACATCTTGAATTTCGCCAAGATTATCTGCCGCAATTACTGCTGGTGCTACTTTACTAGATATAGAAAGCAGTTTCCCTTTTATGTTCATGAGCATATCAGTCATCACTTTTTCAACAATAGATGCTAAATGTAATTGATTTTTAGTTTCTTTGATTTTTAAGTCTTTTAGTTCAACATCTTTTTTTATTCGTTTTATCTCTTCCTTAATCTTTTCATCTTTCAAATTCAAATCCACATCATTTTTAGATTCAATATACCCAATATATCCAAGTACATTTTCCCAAAATAGATACTTGCCTTTTTCCGTTTTTTTTATTATTCCCTCACTAGCTAAATTGCGGAGGTGTCTATCTGTTATACCTAGCAATTTTGCTAACTCGTTTGCCTTTATTATCTGATTCTCTTTTACTAACATAACACCTCCATTTCGGAACGGAAACAAAACTTAAAAAAGCCATCATACATATTTTTCCTGGGGCTTCGAACCCGTTCACTCTTTTTTGAACTCTCAGAAGTACCTTTTTAATTAAAATTTTATTTTTTCTTTGTTTCCGTTTTAATATTTACTTTATATACTCACTATTTCGAGTATTTGCTCTCCACTTCTACTAATTTGTCTCTTAATCCTTTGTCTTCTTCTCTCTGTTTCTTCATTCCTTCTCTACACCTGTCAAGATATCTATCATATATCATTATCTTTAATCCATCTATCTTGTTGTCTATATCTTTTTCAATCTCTTCTAATTTGTCTAAGAGTCCCAAATTTCTTTTGATTCTTTCTTTTATGTATTTTTTTGTCCCATAACAAATAATTTGAAATAGTATTAATATTACTGCTATATTAATAATAAAACTTGCGATCGATAATATAATCAACATTTGTTATCCCTTTCTTTGATTTTTAGACAAAAAAAGAGCCGACTTATAAATAGACTGTTTCAATCTATATATAAATCGACTCACAAACTTTTTGCTCTTGTCTTTATTCTATTGTATCACGCCATAATTCTCTCCCTTTCAATTTCTTATCTTTGAATTTAAAAGTCACTTTGACTTCTCCTTTCATCGAAATCACTTTGAGTAGTTCTACAACGCAAAAAAAAATATTTTTATCATTTTCAATTTGACTTATCTGCTCTTTACTAAGCATTTTATCACTCCTTTATTATACCTTATTTTATCAGTTTTTTCAAGTGTTCGAGCTCTGTTTTTTCTTGAAAAAATTTAAAATTTTAAACAATAATTTTTTTGATTTTTCCATTACTTCCTTTATGCCTTTCAAACAACTTTTCACATGTTTCAAATTATGATAGACTATATTACTTGCTCCTCGTTCAAATTGAAATCGTGCTTGCATAAAATACGACATATAAACTTTATGATTATTTAAAGTATTATTTGATAAAAATCCAATAAAATCTAATAGCTCTTCTATATTTTCGCCCTTTTTAAATAATTTAATTGCTTTAGTTATTTCGTTTTGTAATTCACCCAAACCTTTTTCAACGCTTTTATGTTTTGAATAATAATTTCCTAATCGACCATAATTAAGAACTCCACCATAGTTTTTGTGTTCCTTTTTTGCTTTTTCTATATATGATCTTGTATTGTCTAGAGTGTTTTCTATCATTTGTTTAGTCTTTTGTTCTTTGTATCCTTTAACAAACCAGAAGTCTGCCCGTTCTTTAGATGGAATATTTTTTCTAAAAGCTCCCAAAGAATCGCTTTCTATTTTGCACTCTTCACAACAAAAAAAGTACTCATAGTCAGGCATTTTCTTTTTAAAAATTCTAAATTCTAAACATCCGTCATCAACAATTTTCATGCCATTGTATTGTCTTATTGCTTTAATATAGTTCCCGCACTTGCCACATCGAAAAAGTGTTTCAACAACTTTAAATTTCTTTTCCATTTTTGTCTCCTTTTTTAAATATGATTAATTATACCATTTTACACTCTAATTGCAAAAAATACAATCAAATTTATTATTGCGTAAATCAGCAGAATATTTAAAAACCAAAAAACTAAAAAATACATCACATTATAAGGCGTATAATTAATTTTAGTTATTCCTCTTAATTTCTCCTTTACATCTTCAACTAAAGCATACAGATAACTAACTAAAAAGAAAACTAAAAATATTGTAACTGCTGCACTTAAAATTCTCATTATTATTTCTAGCATTTAATCCTCCTCTGTTATTACAATCGCATTATCAATTGTAACTCTGCGATTGTTTTCGCTTATTAAGTTTAATGATATTCTTCCGCTCTCATCCGAATCTCTTACCCTTATCAGCCCTTTGTATTCCTTTAACAATTTTCCGTCAAGAGTATAAATTTGTACTGTCCTTTTTAGCCCTTTCGTATCACTCTCCCAATCTTTTTGAGTATCTTCCCATCTTGCACAACTTCCTAACAATCCTAATATTGCAATTCCTAATAATATTTTTCCCATTTTGATTTCTCCTATTTCTTTTTATACTTGTCTTTATTCAATATTTTTTCAAAACTCGCTTTATTTTCATGTTCCTTGCTCCATAAACTCCAATTTGATTTTCTCCAGTTTTTTAAATTGAATTGCATTCTATCCTTGTTTTTCATATTTCCTCCTAATTTCTATCGTTTTCCCGACATCATCCAAACGTTCTTAATACCATTTTGCTGACATCAGCAATATGCTTTTTGTTGACTTCAACAAAATGGTTTTATAAAAATTCATATTTCTAATAAAAATGACTTTTTGCGACTGCCATTTTTTCTTATAAACACTACATTTCAAACTATTGTTACAGCCAAAACGACTTTCTGCAACTGAACTATTTCAAAAACGAAATTCCGAATAACACTAGCAAACCCACAATCAATATTTTGAATATATTTTTTGCTGCTTTTTTTCTTGCGTATTTTCTTTGATTTTCTCTAGTACTAAAATCTTCAAACATTTGTTCCTCGACTGCTTTGTACCAATTTTGTAGTTCATCCAATTCAAATCGTATAAATAAAATTTCTAGAAAAATTGTTGCGACTAATAAATATATTTTTATCATATCTCCTCCTTAAATGCCTTAAAATGATTTTTGTAAATCTTTTTCAACTCTTTCACAAGTTCCACATTTAACCACACCCCTTCAATATAATATTTGTTCTTAAATGTTTCCTTGCCTGTTGCGTGGAATTCCTGATGATGCTTGGCACATAAGCTCATAAATGGTGTTTTTAATCCGTCACAGTTTTCGTATCCTCCTATGCTCGCTACCGAGCTCCAATGATGTAGCTCGATTGTGTTGTACTCATTATGCTCTTTTCCACAGATACAACAAACTCTTTTTCTCAAGCAGGCAATCACATATCTTTGTGTTATATTGTCAATTTCCAATATATGTTTATACCTTTTATCGTGTTTTCCAAGTATATATAAATTTATTCCAAGTTCTAATGCCTGCTCTATGATAAATGAAATAAATTCATTTGCCGTTTCCATATCACATTTTGCTGTGGAAAAGTCCAGTCTATCTGTCGCTATTGCAAACTGCTCTTTCATCAGTTCCTTAATCTCTATTAAAGTATATCCAATCTCATCTCCAAACTGCTTTAATAACACGTGTATAAGCCCATTTTGCGCCCGTGACAACTTTTTTACAGGAATAACTTTTATTGAAAAATGATTTAAATATTCTTCCAATTTTTCTTTTATTCCTGGATAAACCTTTTCCACAGGCAACGTTATTATTATTTCCTGATTCGAGATTTCAGCATTTGCCATTTCTCTTAGCCTTCCTTTTCTTAATAAATTTAATATTCTTAAATAAATTAGCATTTAACTTCATAAAGTTAAAATCGCTATCATTTACTTTTATTCCGCTTAAAAGCCTTGCCTTTATTCTTTCCGATACATTTTCATCCATTTCTGACATGTCTATCCCCTTTCCGAAGATTATATTTTGTTTGACAACGCCGCTTTAACCAAACGACCTTTTGCCTTTAATTTTTCAGCAGTGTCGACTGCAACTTTATTTTCTTCTAAAAAATCTCTTAATGACTTTCTAAAATTTCTTATAGTCGATATAGCAATCATTTTTTTCTTATACTCTTCTCTTTTTAATTCTTGAACATTTATGTTGTTATTTTTTTCTAAAAAATACAAAATATCTAAATCAGGTTTTTCAGTTTCTAGCATAATTTTTGGATTTTGAATAATAATGTCACACAAAGCAATTCTTTTGTTTCCAGCCTTTTTTATTCTTAATTTTTGTTTATAAATTTTAGTATATTTTATTATTTCGTCCTCCATTTTTTTATCTCCTATCAGCATTTCTATATATTTTTTTGCCTTTTCTAAATCCTCAATCCCGTTTTTCTTGTATGCTCTCAAAATATATTTAATAACATTTCCATGACAAAAACTGTCAAAGTCTTTCACAGTCGCCTTTATCACATCAATTACTTCCACATTTAGTCCGTTTAATTCATAATGTTTCGGACTATTCACATTATCATTTTCTATCATTTCTTGCTCCTTTGCACTTATGCACTCTAACTTATATCTACACAAGTTTACTTATTTATTTTTTGTTCAATTTATATAAAAAATATAAAGTTACTATAGTTAATACTGCATTCAGAAAATTATTATTCATTAGTACTTCCATTTTTAATTAATATTCCTCCTTAGTTCTCTCGTTCATATTCTTAAGCCACTTCTCGTGATGTACTTGCAAAAATTCTTCTTCAGTTGCTCCTAAACGTTCTGCAACAAGCAAGATGATTGAAAAATGTTCATCAGTGTTGTATAAAGCTGTTAAAAAATTAAGTAATTTTGTAAAGCTGCAACTTTCTTGTGTAAAAAGTTCTTTCTTGAATCTAATGTCCTTGTTTTTTATTCTGCTATTAAAACTATCGTTATTTACATAACTCAAAGAAAAATGTAACATATCTGACAACTCTTCCAATGCCCTTTGTTTATTAATTTCTTTAGTGCTATTCTTCCAGTAGTTCCAATCACTTTTTACTTCCTGTAAAAATTCTCCTAGCTCTGTATGATAAGCCAGCCTTATTAATTCAAGTTCACGTTTTCTAAGTGTTTTCTTCTTGTCAAACTTCTCATCCAACATTGCCTGCCTTTTCAATAATTCCTCTATATCAAACTTTTTTAACACTCCCATTATTCTTCCAGTTCCTTTCTTATTTTTGTTAAATTTATAATATTTGTTATTATAAATTTCTCCTTAACTCTTTCACTTACCGCCATTTTTGCCAATTCCAAAAAGTCTGCCTCCGTTAAATTTTTGCTTTTAACACTTATATCAATATTCCCTTTTTCGTTGACTGTCTCGTAACAAATCAAATATATCTTTTCATTCATTTTCTAATTCCTCCACTTCTATTTCCACTTTGTTAAATCCACAGCCAACTAACTTTTTAACATTTAATTCCTCTATCTGTGAATCATCTTCATAAATTATTTTAGTCATTGAATCCAAAATAGCCTTATTGTAGTTATCTATATCTCTTTTTCTTTTATCTTTGAAATAAAGCCTCATACTGACTTTCAAACTGTTAGCCAAGGGTTTACACCTAAATTGCTTTTTAAACTCATCACAGGCTAAATTTTCAAAGATTTTGCCCCTTTTAGACTTGTATCTTCCGCTTGGTTTGTTTATCCATAAGGAATTTACAGATGGCGGCATTATAGATAATTCTAGTCTAATCACTATAAATCACCTCGTGTACCTTCAGAATTTTTAAAGGTTCTTCAATTTTCCAAGGACAGTCGATGTCAGCGACCAATGTTGTCCCTTTGACAAATCTATAATAACTGTTCTGGACATCATTCCAGAACCTGTTATCTGCAATTTCTGTATTTTCATATAAATCCTCGTTGTGATAGATTTTCCAACCTTTTTTATCTTCAAAATCTATCACTATTGCTTTCGCTTTTACATTTTCTTTTAGCATTTATTCCTCCATGTTTCATTTTTTTTAATTCATTTCTCAAATGTTCAACAAAAAAATCAATTTCAAAATCTGTTATATTTACAACTTTTTCTTCGGCTTTTTTCGCCGTTTCAAAACTGATTTGTTTAATCAGTTTCAGTCGTTCTTTTGTCATCTCTGTTTATCCCCTTGTCAATGTTTTTCCATTCTCTTTCATCTTGAACTTATACAGTTCATCAAACGAATATTCCAAAGCTTTCTGCAATTTATTTTGTGGAATCTCCCAGTTAAATTGTTCTATACTGCTTACTTTCCCACGATGTTTTCTTATAAATTTAATCCATTCGTTTTTATCGGTTGTCTTCAGCTCATTGTTATCTATTTTTAGACAAATAAGTTTTATTTTCTTGTTTTGAATTTGTATTCTCAATATTTTGCTTCTTCCTCGAATTCGATTTTTGATAATATTTCTAGCAGTTTTTTCATCTCTGGATTTCTAAAAGCATAATTTAAATAATCGACTGGATTTTTATAATGATGTCTATTGCATTCTATATGTTCTCTACATGCTTTCTCTGTCAAAAAAGCATTACTGTAAACATTTTTAAAGTCTCCGTTCACACAATAAAGTCCAATATTTTCGTTTTCTAAATTTTCCAAAGAAATATTCCCAATTTCTTCTAACGTTTCAATATCGCCATCATCTGTATTTTCTCTTAAAATAAACTTCAGCTCCTCCACACCTTCTTGATTCCATTCAAAAATCCCTAACACCTCTCCTTCGTGCTCTGCTTGAAAATAATCTCCTTCTTCATTTACATCTGCTTGAAATTTCTCATGCCTAACTTGGTACACTCTAGGATTAGCGGTCATTCTACTACTTTGTGTATTCAATTCATGTTTTAGTTCTTTTAAAAACTCGAAATCTTCTGTAGTTAAATTATTTATCATCATTTTTATTTCCTCCTGATTTTATATATTTTGTTTATTTTCTCCATTTATCTCATCCTAATAAGCAATTTCTTGCATTTCCACATTTCTTATCCTCCTAAAATAATTCCTCAAAATCTTTTTTATATAAATCTCTTCTTCGGCTTTCCCAGTTAAAAATATAAGTTTTGCATTTGCTTCGGATTCTGTCCAATAATTTATCGCTGCCGTTTATGTTGAAAAAGCTTGATAATTGCTTAGCATCTAAATTTGTGTTTATTATTAGCGGCTTATTGTTCTCATAAATAAAATTCAGGATCATAAACATTTTTTCTTTTCCCCAGTCACTTAAAAATTCATTTCCCAGGTCATCAAAAATTATTAATTCTGCTTTTGACAATCTGCTGAATAAAAAATCATCATTCTCATTTTCAAAACTTTTATAGCTTTTTCTGATTTCTTCTAGCAAATCGGATAAAGTTGTCTTGTAAACAAGATATTTTTGATTCAAAACATTCATTATGCAAGTTGTATAATAAGTTTTGCCAGTTCCAGGATTGCCGCTCATTAATATTCCAAGCCCTTTTTGCTTGATTATTTCAAAGTTTTTGCAATATTTCTCAAACGACTTCTTAAATTCAGTTTCTTCAGGCGTTTTAACTTCTGCATTTTCAAATCTTTTATGCCAATCCTGTTCCGTTAATTTTGATAAGCCCATATATTTTTCAATTTCTTGCTCTTTAAAAATACTAGCTGATACACTTGGAGCACTAATTCCAGTCATCGAATCCCTTTGAGTAGTCTGGCTTATAATCATTGTGCTTGTCAAACCCCTTTTTCTCAACATTTCTTGTATAGCTTCTCTTATTTCCTGTGTTTCCATTTTTATTTCCTCCTGTTTTTTGTTTTAAATAACTCTCGAACTTATTTCCAAAAAGTGTTTCTGGACGCAAATATTTCTCCATATCTGTACCTAGCCATTCTTTGCACTTCTTGTCTATAACGATTTTAAAGTCTTCCAACTCATATTTTTCTCTTAGCCTTGCTTTTATGAGTGTTTGTGTTTTAGGTGATGTTGAACTATATTTTTCTTTTCCTGTACGTTCTGTTTTTTCGTTCAAATAATCTATCACTGAACTATATATATTATTTAATATATTAGTATTATTATAATTATATATAGTATTATTATTTGTCGGATTTTTTTCCGAGTTTTTTGGCTCTTTTTCGGATTTTTTTCCGAATTTGCTCGGATTTTTTTCCGAGTTTTCTTCAAAAGACGGATTTTTTTCCGAATTATTTTCTTTAAATTCATTCCAAGTTTTACCTTTTGCAGTAATTCTTATTAAATCTTTTTTGCCTTGCTTTATATATTTGATAAGCCCCTTTTCCTGCAATACTTTTAAATTTCTGTATACAGTATCAGACTTTTCGAAAAACATCGGCAATTCTTCGAGTATCAAATTTCTTGATACAAAATAATATGTTTTATTCTCAATAATTTCTTCTTTTGCCCAAGCAGGTGCTTCGTAAAGCAAAGAAAATAAAATCCCTTGAGTAGCATTTATTTGCCACTCCATGCATTTGGCATTGTTTAAATATGTCGAGAATCTCATAGTTCCACTTCCTCTCCCTACATCTTGTGTTTTTAAACAACTTGTGCTATAATAAACACAAGATATAGATTTCCATAATTTTTTTTCCTGGCACTCTTTGGAGTGCTTTTTTATTTTATTTTTTTAATCCTTTAAACTCGTTTTTATCATTTTCTTTTTTGATTTTGTGCTATAATATTAACAAAAACAAAGGAGAACTATTATGAATTCTATTGATTTGAAAATATTAAAATATATTTCTGAAAAGAAAAAAGTTAGTTATAATAATTTATTAAAACGATTCAATTATCACTCAAGAGACGTTTTAGATATAAGGATTAATAATATTCTTGAATATGTTTCAAATTATTACGACAATAACATTAATGACGATATTATTGAAATTAATCCTAACGGCATCACTTTCCTTGAAGATTTTAAACTTGAACGCAAAAATAAATTTATTACTGAACTTAAAATCTTTTCACTTAAAATCTTAACTTCTATTTTTGTTCCAATAATAACAAGTATTTTAACAACGATTGTCATATGGTATCTAATAAACCATTGGAAATGGTTCGCTTTGATTTTTAAAGCTACTAACTAAAATATCTAGCCAAAATATACAATGTTATTATTGATGTTGCTGCTGATAAAATTATTTGCATCAATATTTTTTTCCAGTTCATTTATCTCACCTCTCTTATTTTATTTTTGCCCCCTGTCGGAAACACTATTTTCCAATGGCTCACTAGAAAATAAAAACATTAATTCCACCCCCAGCATTTCTTTTACAAAAGTTATTTCTTGTAGATCTAATGTTGGGGTAGTTTCTAAAACTTTATTTCTTAAGTCACAAACTAAACTATGAAGTTCGGTTATTCTTTTTTCTTTCTCGTTCATCTCACACCTCCTCTCTTTATACTTTTTTGTAATTTATTTTTAGTTACATTTAACTTCAAAAAAAAATGAGAAAGGCACATTTAAAGCAATTGCCCATTTTTCAAGAGTTTTTGTATTTATAGTTTTTCCATTTTTTAATCTATTCAAAACAAATGATAAAGCTGATTTTGAAATTCCTATTTCTCCAGCTAATTCCCCTTTGCTTATTCCTTTTCTGTTTCTTGCAAGTTCTATATTTGCATAAACGTTTTTATGATACTCACTCATTGTCATTACCATCACCTCCTATATATTGTAACTTATTTTTTAGTTACAAGTCAAGTGTTTTTTTAAATTTTTGCAAAAAGCAGCAAAAAAAAGAAGCGCTTCCTGGCTTCTTTATAAATTTATTATTTTTTATTATTATTTTGAGATTTTATATTTTTTAAATCTTCTTCAGTCATTGTCAACGCAGCCAATTTTATAATAAATGTTTGCCAATATTCAGAACCTTCCTCTAACGACTTCTTGGCTTCGTTAGCTTTTTTTGGCGACTGAAAGTCATCGAACCATTTCAATAATTTTTCTGTAGCTTCTTGTTTAGATAAATAAGCATTTTCACCTAATTTTACTGTTTCTTCGCATTGCTTATCAAATTCAAAATCTCCTGTTTTATTACATTTAAAATTATTTAAATCTTTCCAAATTTCAAAAATTGCAGTTTTAGATTTATCAGCATATTCATAAGCTGTATATATATCCCCTTTTTGCATTGCTTTTATCATATTATTCCACAATTCTAAATGCTCGGTTTCGTATTTTTGAAATTTTTCTTTTACTCTTTCTTTTTCTGATTTTACTTTTTTCTCTACATCTTTTTTATCGTCGACATTGTTTTTTGGCACTTTTTCCGATTTTTGATTAATAATTTCATTGCCTGCTTTAGCAGATGAGAAGTCCTCTTTGTCCGCAGTGAATGCTCCGGCTATAATAATAAGCAAAAATACAGCATATATCCCATAGCTTATTTTTTTTGTTTTTTTGCTAAGTTTACTTTGATAAATAGCAATCGGAGTTGCAATCCACCAAAAACAAATTAAAATAAGCCAACCCCACCATGTCTGATACCATCTTTTCTTTTGCTGTTCCATAATTTCTCCTTTCATTTTCAATTAATTAAATTTTATTTACTTTCACAAGCTATGCCATCTCTATCTCTATCCAAGTGTTTAGAATATCCCAACTGACCTTTTTTTATATTTTTGTATCCTCTCGCTTTTGCTTCCTTACAGTTTTTAAAATGCAATGTTTCTGAAAATACGTTAGCAGTAACAAACGCTAATGTAAAAATCACTAATAATTTTTTCATTTTGATTCCTCCATCTTTTTATATTTTGAAACCAAAATTAACCCCAAATTTTATTATTTTATATATCTTTTCATTTCCTCCAACACTTGCAATCCTAAATCACAATTTTTAGCGACTTCATAACTAACTTCTTCTTGATATTTCATTAATTCTGCTGCAAATTCATTTGCTTCGTTTTCCAACTCTGAATTATAATTAAAAAAATTAATTTTCATAAGAAGTTTATTTTTTGAACTGTGATAAATCGCATGTCCTAATTCGTGGCACAGCACAACTAACTTTGAATATTCGTCCAGTTTTTCATTTATAACAATGTATTTTCTTTTTAATATTCGCCTAAAGAAGCCTTTTATACCTTCGTAATAAAAGTATCTTATTTCAATGTTTAATTTTTCACACAATGTATACGGATTACTAGTATTATATTTCTCTACCAAATTTTTTACTCTGAGTTTCATATTTCTACGTTTTCTCATATAAAACCTCTATTTTCTTTTGTTTTTCATTTTAGCGTCAAAAAAAAGTTCTTGCAAACTATCATGCAATCTTTTCTTATCTTCATCACTTATGCTATCATCGTTAAAAAAGTAGGCTGCACTATTCATAACCTCATCTAGTTGAACTCTTTCTCTCTTATTTAATCTCGAGATCCTGTCAAGTTCTTCACTTTTCCCAATTGTTTCTCTTCTTTGTTTTTCTAATTTCTTTAATTTTTCAATTTTTTTATCTTTTTCTAACATAGCCATTAATTCTTCTTCACTTTTTGCACATTCCGGAAATTTTTTTATTAAATTTTCGACAAATTTTTTGGAAGCTGTTTTTTTACCGTTTTTTATGTTGGAAACATAAACATGTGTAACTTCCATTTTTTTTGAAAATTCTGTTAAAGTCATATTTTTCTTATTCAAAAATTCTGTTAAAAATTTTTCTATTTGATAACTCATGGATTCAACTTCCCTTCGTTTATTAGTTTACATTATTATTTTACCACATTTTTTCATACTTCCTAGAAAAAATTTGAAAAAATTCAAAAAAATACTTGACTTGTAACCAAAAATAAGTTACAATGTATGTGTAAATAAGAAAAATAAATATCTTTATTTTTTTTAAAAAAAATATGTAACTAAATTTAAGATACGAAAATTACTTAAAGTTACAAAAAATATAAATAGGAGGACAAAAGTGGAAGATCTAGAAAAAGAGGTAAGAGGCGTAATATTCGATTTAATTGATAAAAAAGACTTAAAAATAAATGACAACGATGAAATCGAATATACACAGGAGTGGCTGAATAACTGGCTTATGAGCTGGATATTGGATGGCTACACAACTAAAGAAGTGATAAAAATCCGTGAGTATTTTGAGAACTTTTATTACGAAGATGAAAGGGAAACTTGGGATACAGTCTATTATGAAGACTGTAACGGCGGAATGGACTGGTATGAAGAAAACGAAAGAATGGAAACATTCATCGTTGAAACTAAAAAGGTGGGATAAAATGGATAAGATGTGTGAACTTGCAAAAGCTATAAGCGATTTGAAACTTACAAGGAACGAAATAAGGAAAGGGCTAAGCGGGTTTGAGGTTTTAACAATTTCTAAAAGATGTAAGACAACAGTAAATGAAACTTGTGAACTTATAGAACGTCTTTTAGAGAACAATACAAATATAAAATTTTTAAAAAACGAGGTTACAAAATGAAATACACTTTATACAAAGACGACAAGTTTATTATGCAGAGAAAACATTTTTATCCCATAAAAATGTATCTTATAAAATCTTTGGGAATAAAAAATATTTATATATCATATACTGATTTAATGGATATGGCTAAGAAAAATAATTACAAAATGGAGGTAGAGAGATGAAATTTGAAGCGTTGAAAATAGTAAACGAAAACAGTCAAAAAGCAAGAGAAGAAATTGAAGCAAAGAAATTTAAAAACAGAATCAAAAGGCTATTTAACAAAAAACAGCCAAAGCGACTAATTTTAAATCCAGACTGGAAATAAATTGATGTTTTAACAAGCTCATTGCAAATATTGCAGTGGGTTTGGATAAGATATTAATAAATAAAATTTAGGAGGAATTAAAATGACAATACAAGAAAAAATTAAAAAAACAGGGGAAGGAAAATATAAAATAAAATTCAGTACAATCAAAAGATACAGTATCGAGTTCGGAAGAACTGTTACAGATTATTGTTTTGTTGAATATAAAAATAACACTTTCGTTACAGAAACTCCTTACATACTTTTAAAAAAATTGGGAGACAATTTCTCCAGAGATGGTAGCGGCGCTGGTTATTGTTCTGTAATAGTATCTTGTGAAAGATATTTCAGAGAAAATGAATATGAAAGTCAAAATAGCCATACTCAAGAGTTTGAGTTGGTTGTGGGGATAAATCAAGGTTACAATCACAACAATGACAGCTCTATTAATATATATGAGTTGTATCAAGAGGTTGCTGAAAAAATATACAAAGAGGACGGAACGTACATTTCAGCAATTATCACAGAAAGCAAAGTTATTTACTCTGCTTCGTGGGGTTGCCCTGCAGGCGGAGAAATTGTTTACAGCATAAAAGGTACGAAAAATCCTCAATTCGTTGATAATTTTGAAAAATACAAAAAAGCAACTGAGCGAGTTGCGAAAACTCTTGCAAGCGAGCTGAAGCAATCAACATTTACGCTCACTTGGAAAAATTTAGAATTAAATTATTTAAAAAAAATAGAATAGAAGCAAAAAATATTTAAAAATCCGAACAAAATAATCCAGCAGAATTAAATCAGCCATTTGTGTTGATTTAATCGTGTCATCTATAACTATAGCAGGCTTTCAATCCCAAACTCTTTTTTATTATTTTTTATACATAGATGGCACAATTAAGTTAATACAATTTCTTAATCAATATCAAAGCATATCAGGGTAACAAAAGAACTTATCTAAGAGCACAAAAATTGCTGATTAGGACATTGCAAATATAAAAAATAAGGAGATAATAAAATGCAAAATTTTAGAAAATTGCCTGCGATGAAAAGAAAAATTGCAGGTGCAAGTAACAAATTAGGAAAAATGAATGAGATGATAGAGAAAATTAAAAACGACAGCGAAATTGATGAAAATATAAAAAAATTGATGGAGCAAAATTTAAGATACTATGTTCAAAAAGAACATGGCATTGACGCAGGGTTTGAGAAGTAGGAGGTGGAAATGATAACGGGAAAAAATTTGATAAAATTGATAATTCTAATTATAGCAACTGTTCTAATGCAGATTGAAGTGGTTAGAGTTAAAGGGCATTGGATAATTGGAGGCAATGTGGTATTTCCATTTCTAATGGCTATGTTGCTTTGGTATGTGCCAAACAGAATTAAGGAATTTAAGGGTCTTGTAAAAGGGGAGAAATTTTTTAAAGGAGAAAAACTATGTTTGTAAATGATTATGTAAAGCAACAAAACGCAAGCCTTAACTTTTTTAAGAACGCTGCTAAGAACTTGCAGGAACTTAATAAGGAATTAAAACAAGACAATGATAAATGGGAGGAAAAGAATGATGAATATTTACGAAAAATTACAAAAGGCTAGAGTTGAATTACAAAGTTTAGGATTAAAAATGGGAGGGCATAATAAATTTGCCGACTTTAAATATTTTGAACTAAAAGACTTCTTGCCAAAAGTGAATGAAATATTTGAAAACTTAAAACTTTTTTCAAAATTTGATTTGTTAGAAAACGAAGGCATATTAACTGTAATTAATACAGAGAAAACGGACGAAACAATCACTTTTGTAACTCCAAAGGCTGAAATAGTTTTAAAAGGACAGAATGGATTACAAATGATAGGAAGTACGCACACTTATTTAAAACGGTACTGTTATCTAAACGCTTTAGAAATAGTGGAAGACGATATGATTAACGCAACAATTGACAAAGATAAGCAACAAAATAAACCTAAAGAATATTTGACAGAAGAGGAGAAAATCCAAAAAGCAGTTAAATATATAAACGAACATTTAAAAGGAAATGAAAAAGAGATAGATAAATATTTACTCGCTAATTCAACAGACAATTTAAGCAAAATTCCAATTAAAGATTTAGAAAAATTATGTAACTATATAAAAAACAACAAGCAAAAGAAAGGAGCATAAATTATGAACGTAGCAATATTAATGGGAAGATTAACACGAGATCCTGAACTAAAATATACATCAAATGGAAAGGCATACACAACTTTTACATTAGCTGTACAGAAAACAAAAGATGAAGCTGAATTTATTGATTGTGTGGCTTGGGAAAAGACGGCTGAGAATATAGCCGAATATTTTAGGAAAGGCAACAGAATACTAATACAAGGACGTTTAAGCGTAAACAATTATGAACAGAACGGAGAAAAGAGGAAATTTACAAGAGTTTTGGCGAATAGTTTTGAATTTGTTGATAGTAAAAATTCTGGAAACAGTCAAAACAGCAACAGAAATCGTTATGATTCTGATGAGGACGAAAGTTTTCCTTTTTGATAAGAATAAGAAATGATAGTAAGGAGAAAACGAAATGAATAATTTGAATTTAATAAAATACGAATTGAAAGAAATAAATAATATTGCAAATTTTTTGGATAGTGAAAATAACGAATTAGATGAAAAAACAATAAACGACACAAAAGAAAGTGTAGAATTGCTTTTAGAAGAAAAATCAGAGCAATTAGAGTTAATATTAAAAGAACTGGAAGCGAAAGAAGAAAAATGCAAAGAAATTGCTGATTTTTATGCTAGAAAAGCAAAATATGCAAACGAAAAGAAAAAAATGCTCAAGGAATTAATCCTTGGAGCAATGCAAAAACTCGGAACTAAAAAAATAGAAACTGCAACAGGAACATTCACAATTAGAAATAACACGCCATCGCTAATTATTGAAGATGAAAATTTAATTCCGCAAAAATTTATAACGCATATTAGTTCTATAAAAATTGAAAAAAACGAAATAAAAAAAGAAATAAAAAACGGGGTAGAGATTCCAGGAGTACATTTAGAAACTACTCAAAGTTTATTAATTAAATAAAATTGCGGGGGGCATTGAGAGAAACAGGAGGAAGAAATGGAAAGAGAAAACGTAGAAAAATATTTAAAAGAAAACTTAAAAGGTGTTAGGGTAGAAACTAAAAGAATGATAATGTGTGGATTAGAGATTTTAGAACCTGTCGTATTTCTTGAACTCAAAGATGATTCAGAGATAAGGTTTTTTAGACTTAACTTAAATTTGGAAAAATGGGAGGACTAACAATGAGAGAAATAAAATTTAGAGCTTGGGATAAAGAAAATGAAAAAATGATGAAAGTTTCATCGCTAAGTTTAGAAAACAAAGAAATAGCGGTTAGAGAAAATGGAACATATCATTTTTTTAGAATACAAAATTTGGAATTAATACAATATACAGAAGTAAAAGATAAAAACGGCAAAGAAATTTATGAAGGGGATATTTACCATGTAGGAGATAAAAATATAAGATACTTAGTAGTTTGATTCTGGATTCGAGGGAAAACAATTAAGGAGCACCAGTTATGCAGGATTAAAGAGTTGGGCAAAAGATATCGAAATTTTAGGAAACATTTATGAAAATCCTGAACTATTGGAGGAAAACAAATGAGTAAATACAAGGTAGGATTTTATGTGAACAGCAGAGCAAATGTCTATTCTACAAATGCTGAAGTTATAGATTTAGTGGAAGATTACGGCTATATAGAGAAAGAGGCGGAAGAAATAATAAATGATGAGAAAAAGTTGAAAGAAGAATTCGAGGCTTGGTTATGGGATAATATAGAAACAGGTTTCCAAGTTCTCAAAACAGAAGAGGAAGTTGAGGACTGGAAAAGGATGGATCGATGATAAAATATGCTGAAATATACAAAAAACAAAACTTGACAACGAAATAAGATATGTAGCAAAAGTTTATATTGATGGAGAAGAAATAAAAAGTGAAAGTTTTAGCAGTTCAACATTTGAAGAAACTGCTAAACATATTTTAGAAGATTGTGTTATATCAAATTACTTTGATATGACAGAATGGAGGGATAATGAAGATAAAAAAATATTTTTATAATGCCAAGGATATTATGAAAATATTGGAAGTAAGTTTAAGTCAAGCATACAAAGTGATTAGGGAGTTAAACGAAGAATTGAAACAAAAAGGAATACGTGTGCAACGTGGAAAAGTGGCGATTGAATATTTTAATGAGCGCTACAAAATTGCTTAGGAGGTATTTATATGTCTGTTTACAAACGAAAAAATGAAAAGAAATGGACTGCTGAAGTAAAATATGTGAATCCTATAACAAAGGAAATTTGTACAAGATACAAAACAAATTTTGCCAAGAAAAAAGAGGCGTTAGAATGGGAAAGTAAAATTTTTAAAAAACTTTCCTCTTCTGGAAATATGCTTTTCGAAAGTCTTTGCGAAATTTATTTTGATGACATTAGATTAAGATTAAAAGAAACCAGTTTGTCTTCTAAAATTGTTGTTATAAAAAAATATATAATTCCATTTTTCGGGAAATATCCTATTAACGAAATATCTCCAACTTTAATAAGAAAGTTTCAAAACGAGATATTACTTAAAAATTTATCTAAAAATTATATGCGTTTTATGGAAAATCAACTAAAGGCTATTTTCAATTTTGCCGTAAGATATTATGATTTACCGAGTTCGCCAATGGCAAAGGTAGAAATGGTTGGATCAAGAAAAACTATAAAAGAAATAAATGTTTGGACTTTAGATGATTTTAATAAATTTATTGAAACAGTTGATGATGAAAATCTTTATGTATTTTTTAAATTATTATTTTGGACTGGTATGAGAACAGGCGAAGCATTGGCTTTAACAATTAGAGACATAGATTTTCAAAATAAAATTTTAAATATTGATAAAACTTTTACCAGGCTCAATAAAAAAGATATTATAACAAGTCCAAAAACTGAGAGCAGTATCAGAAAAATTAAATTAACTAACGATCTAACCAATTTACTCGAAAACTATATAATAGGATTTTTTAAACCTAGTCCACGATTAAGGATTTTCCAATTTCTTCCTTCGCTCCCACAAATAAGGAAAAAGTTTGAAGGATATATAAAGAAATCAGGAGTACACAGATTAACTTTACACGATTTAAGACATTCACACGCAACTATGCTTGTTAATTTAAACGAGAATATTGTCGCAATTTCTAAACGGTTAGGACACGAAAATATACAAATGACTCTTAATACTTATTCACATTTATATAAAGATTCAGACGAAAAGATGTTGGACACACTGAATAAATTAGAAAAAAATAAAACACCCTAATTTAGAGTGTTTTGTGATTTACTGATATTTTACTGATTTTGCCATTTTATAAATTACTTAAAATATTTATTTTTAAAGGTTTTAAAGTGATTTTACTTTTTAATCCAAGGCATAAGTTTTCTTAATTCTGCTCCAACTTTTTCTACGCCGTGATTAGCAAATTCTTGTCTTTTTTCTTTTAAGAATGGTTGTCCTGCTTTGTAGTCAGCTAAGAAGTCATCAGCAAATTTTCCTGATTGAATATCTTT